GGTACTATTTCTCCCCGATTGGTTCGATTTGATCCACCAACAACCGAAAGGCCCTAGCCATGACCCAAAAGAATCCAGAAGTGCCAGACGATAAACCAATGGGCATACTCAATTCCCTAAACTCGGCCATCTCGGTTGCGAACTGGCTTGCCCCAACTGATGTTGCAGCCATGACTTTAGCCAGGCGCATTGCTTTGGCGCTTGACACTGCCTTTGACATGGGCGATCTTAAAGAGGCAACACCTTTGGCGGCTAAATACTTATCGGTACTCCAGCAGCTGCACTTAACAGTCGAAACACGAACAGCAGGAAAACAGGGCGAGGAAAATGACGGGACAAACCATGTCGGAAACTATCTACGGCTACTCGAAACCAAGGATCGAAAGCCCAAGCCTAAACCTGCCCAGCGCAGGGCCAGTGGTGGCGGCATTAGCTGACGAACTTGGAGTCCCCCTCTTGCCCTGGCAAAAACACGTTCTTGATGATGCCTTGCAAATAATGCCCAACGGTGGTTGGGCTAGGTCGCAGGTAGGGGTGCTAGTTGCGAGGCAGTGCGGAAAGACTCACATGATGCGGATGCGAATCCTTGCTGGCCTTTATGTCTTTGGTGAAAAGAACGCGATCGCCATGTCCCAGACTAGGCAACTATCTTTGGACACTTTCAAGCAGACAGTCGACATGGCCGAAAGTCTTGACTGGATGCGTAAGCGGATCAAGCGCGTATCCCGGACAAACGGCCAAGAGGAATTAGAAGTCTATTGCCACCACTACCCAAAATCATGTGGCGAGAAGTGTGAGCGAATCCGTAAGTATTCGATTCGAGCAGCTACAAGCGAGGGGCCACGTGGCGCATCGGCTGACTTGCTTTATGTTGACGAACTCCGAGAAATTGACGAGGCTACATGGGCGGCGGTTACACCGATCACCCGAGCCAGACCCAATGCCCAAGTATTTTGGACATCTAACGCTGGCGACTTGACGAGCAATGTCTTAAACGAGCAACGCCGCCGCGCCTTAACTTTCGCCAGCGATCGAATGGGGTACTACGAATACAGCGCAGCACCAGGAACATCAGTCGATGACATCGAGGGATGGAAACAAGCCAACCCAGCGTTGGGCTACACCATCAACGTGCAAAACATCAAAGATGCCGCAACCTTTGATAGCCCTGATGCGTTTAAGACTGAAACCCTTTGCATGTGGGTCGATGCAATCGACAGCCCTTGGCCAATGCAAGTTTGGAACGAGTGCGAGTCGGACATCGCGCTAGAGGATGGTTTGCCAACTTGGATGGCAATGGACTTGAACTTTAACCGAGAACTTGCTTGCCTGGTAACGATTCAGCAACGCGACTCGGGCTTTGGCGTATTCCTGCACGAATGGAAAAAAGAGGGCGGCATCAATGACCTTGAACTTGCTGGCGAGATCGCCACATTGACTCGCCGCTATCGGCCAAGGGTGCTGGCCTATGATCCAAACACTGCTGGCTACATTGCGCCAAGACTTGCCCAGGCTGGAATCCCGACAGCGCCAACGCCTTGGAACTCGGCAGGATTCTCAATCATGTGTGACCAAGCAATGAACGCGATGCAATCTCGGCAGCTGCTACATCCAGCCCAAGAAACTATGCACAGCCATCTAGTCAGTTGTGCCAGACGGCCAGCATCAGATGGCGGTTGGCGCATTGCTCGCAGGGCGGCGCAAGTACCGATTAGCGCGGCAGTTGCTTTAGTCATGGCGGTGGGTCATGCGACAGAGCCACAACAGAGTGTGAGTATCATTAGTGCATAACCCTGCCTTGGGTTAACCCGAGGTCGGCCAGTTATGAAAGAGGGATCAAGACCACTAGGACTAACTGGCCGATCTGTGTGACAACACGCGCAACAAGGTGACAAGCGGTGACAAAATTACACCATTGTCATTTGCTCATGGTTAAATGCGAGAATGGGATTTATAGATTTTTTGTTGGGTACAACCAACGAGAAGCCACAAGTCGAGGCTCGTGCCGGTATCGCTATCCCGTTTTACCAGGATGCATACTTTACCCCGTTTAACACTTTCAGGGTCGATCGCTCAAGCGCAATGCAAGTCCCAGCAGTTGCCAGAGCCAGAAACATCATCGCAGGTACAATCGCTACCCTTGGCCTGAACTCATACAACGACATCACAGGCGCAAAGATCGAGGGTCGCAAGATCCTTGAGCAGCCAGATCCAGCCATCCCACTAGCCGTGACTATGGCTTGGACAGTCGAGGATCTGTTATTTCATGGCCGATCATTTTGGCAGGTGCTAGAGGTAAATCCAGAGGATGGCCGACCAATACAGGCTCGCCGCATTGATCCGACTCGGGTGACTTTCACAACTGACTTGAACACTCAAGAGATCGTTAACGGTTTCTACATCGAGGGCGGCTTATTGCCGATGACTGGTGTTGGATCGCTGATCATGTTTAGTGGCATTGACGAGGGCATACTTAATCGCGGTGGTCGCACGATCTCAACTGCACTAAAACTTGAGGAAGCCGTACAGCGCATGGCCAGCGAGCCAAACCCAACAATGGTGATCAAGAATAGTGGCGTTGATTTACCGCCAGAGCAGGTGTCGAGCCTACTGGCGCAGTGGAAGCAAGCACGAGCAACCCGGTCGACTGCTTACTTGTCAGGCCCATTAGATGTCACGACTTTTGGATACGATGCTGGACAAATGCAGCTGACCGAATCGCGCTTGAACACCGCCGCAGAAATTGCGCGTATGTGCAACATCCCTGCCTGGTACATCAACGCCGAATCAGCCAGCGCGACTTATTCCAACGTAAGCCAGGAACGCCGAAGCCTTGTTGATTTTTCATTGCGCCCATTTATGAGTTGCATTGAGGAACGCTTGAGCATGAACGATGTCACCCCACGCGGTAGCAAAGTCAGGTTCGATCTTGACGACTACTTGCGCGGAAACCCACTAGAGCAGATCGAAGTCCTTGGCAAAATGCTTGATTATGGCTTAATCAGCGTAGATGAAGCGCGTGAGGAAATGGATCTCGCACCGAGAGGAAATGAAAATGCAACTTAGTTTCGAGGGCCAAGTTTTAGCGGCCAATGTTGAAACCCGAACCATCAAGGGACTTGTCGTGCCTTTTGCCAAAGTTGGCAACACATCGGCTGGCCCAGTGCGCTTTGAGTTTGGCGCGTTTGGCGAAATTGACCCAAGCCAAATTGTTTTGAACATGGAACATGACCGGACACGCCCACTTGGTCGTGGCATCGCTGGATCAGAGGAAATCACACCAGCAGGTATTTCGATGGCGTTCAAGATTGCGCCAACGGGTGCTGGCAACGATGCCTTAGTCGAAGCATCGGAGGGCTTGCGCCCAGCGTTTAGCATCGAGGCCAATGTCGGCGAATACACCATCGAGAAAGGCGTGATGGTCGTATCAGCTGCAAAACTCGAAGCCGTTGCTCATGTAACAAACCCAGCGTTCAAAGATGCACAGATTTCCCAAGTCGCAGCCACAGAGGCCGATGAGGAAAACCCAGAAACCACCGAGGCGGAACAACCTGCCGAGGAACAACCACAGGAGATAAACGTGGAAGAAACAACCGCACCAGTGGCAGATGAAGTGACCGCAGCAGCGGTTGTTCACGCCGCAGCACCAGTGGCCTACGTCAAGCCTCGTAGCCCAATCAACAGCCAGGCAACTTACCTTGAGCACAGCGTTAAGGCAAAACTTGGAAACCATGACTCAGCCCAGTATGTAATGGCAGCCGATGATTCATTCAGCACGAACCCAGCGTTCACCCCAGTGCAGTATGTAAACCAGGTAATCGATACATCCATTGGCTCACGCCCAGCAATCGATGCAATCGGTTCACGCGCCATCACTGCATCAGGCATGGTTATCAGCCATCCAAAAATCACAACTAGCGGAACTGTAGCTGACACCAACGAAGGTGCTGGCCCATCAGAGACCGGTATCGTGTCCTCATACGTCAACCTAGATGTAAACAAGTTTGCAGGTATGCAGCGTTACTCCGTAGAACTTTTGGAACGCTCAAGCCCAGACTTTTTCCAGGCAATGGTCGACAACATGACACGCGCCTACAACAAGGCAACTGATGCAGCAGTTATCGCAGCATTGACCGCAGGTGGAACACAGGCCACTGGCGTTGCAGCAACATCCGCTGGCATCATTTCCTACGTTTCCACAGAAGCCCCAGCTGCTTACCTAGCAACTGGCGAACTTGCAAGCGCATACATCGCTGGCACATCACAGTGGTCACTATTGATGGGCGCAACCGACACAACTGGTCGCCCAATCTACAACGCATACAACCCACAGAACAACGGCGGAGTCGCTGGCCCACAAAGCCTACGCGGCAACGTGCTTGGTCTTGATCTGTATGTAGACAGCAACGCAGTATCCACAACTATTGACGAATCAGCGTTTATCGTTGTTCCGTCATCCGTTGCCATCTACGAATCACCGATCCTACGTATGTCAACAAACGTAGTGACAACTGGCGAAATCGAAACAGCACTTTACGGTTACCTAGCCGTAGGCGTTTTGGTCGCTGGTGGAGTACGTCGATTTAACTTGACCTAAGGTCGAAGTTAGTTAGAAGTGTGGGGGGTGCGGCCCTGTGCCCCCCACACACTTACACAATAGGAGGATGAAATGGCACTAATAACAATAAGCGAGTTAAAGGCCGTTTTGGGTATTGGCGACATCTACGCCGACTCTATTGTGCAAGAAGTTGCAGACGCAGCTGAAAACATTTTGCTCTCGTATTTAATCTTTGATGACGTAGCGATCAATGGAGTTGAGTTGACAAGCAATGTCGCTCGCTTTTACTGCTACGACAATACATTCGTGATCGGTCAGGCTTTGACCGTCACTGGATGCGGCTCACCGTTTAACGGCTCCCGAACAGTCACCCAAATTGGCTATGACGAGTACGGAACATCATGGTTTGAAGCTGCTATCACTAACGCAAACATCACCAAGCGCAGAATTATCCCTAATGGCCGAGCAGTCTTAACCAGCCAGGCAACGATGTATGACAGTGGATACCCAGAAGTTTCAGAGGCTTGTCTTGCGATCGCTTGCGACATCTGGATCACACGCACTGGCACACTTGGCCAGCAAGGTGTCGATTTCCAGAGTCCAGCCCCATACCGTTTGGGTCGCTCAATGCTGACTCGTGTATCTGGCCTACTTGGCAAACACTTAGACACCCGAGGCTACCTTGGCTAATCTAGCGACCTACCGCGCCAACCTTGCCAACACTCTCGCAGCTGCTGGTCGGGTTGTTTACGCATGGCCGAATGAAAACATCACGCCACCAGCCATTGTGCTTGTGCCGGGATCGCCTTACATCACAGTAAGTGCGATTGGTGGTGCGCGATGCAATGTGCGTTTTGACATAACATGCATAGTCAATGCAGCCGATAACCAAGCGGCTTTGGCAAACTTGGAAACCCTAATTTTGTCAGTTACTGATCTACTAGCCAATAACATCTCGTTTTTGGGTGGATGGTCACAGCCGACAGTCCAGCAGATCGGAAACGCCGACATGCTTATCAGCCAACTCAACATCGAGATGGTCACAACCAACTAAGAAAGGCGAACCATGCCAGCAACATATATAACTGGTCGCTCGTTGACTTTATCGATCAATTCGGTGAGTTACGCTGACCAGGCATCAACAGTCACACTTGAAATGGAAAACAACCAGCAAGTGCTTGAGGTTCTGTCCGGTCGCGCATACAAGACCGTAGACAAGACCGCCACACTAAATGTGGAACTATACCTAGACGACACATCATCCGCAGGAATCATCTCTGCACTTTGGGATGCAGCATCAAGCGCACCGGACACATCATTAAACTTTAGTTTTGATGTAAACGGTGACACATTCGCTGGTAAGGTGTTTCCAGTATTCCCAACAGTCGGCGGCGCGGCCACTGACGTATTGACGACCAGCCTCAGCTTTGTTGTTGAGGATGGATCAGTAACCCGCACTTAACGAATAGAACAGGGCAATCATTATGCAATACGAAATCAAAACAAAACAGGGCAACAACTACATAGTGAGCGATGACTCGGCGTGGCTTTGGATCGAGATCGAGCGAGAACTCGGTTACACAGTCAGTCAAGCAGCTGAAAAGATGAGCCAAGGCTCATTGGATGTTTTAACTTGTATGTTATTTAAGGCGGCAAGAGCAATGGGCAAAACCCAAATGCCAAACCAACAAGCCTGGGTAACAAATGAGTTTGATTCATTCGAGGTGATTGAGGAAAGCCCAAAAGAGAGTTAAGGGATTTGCTGGTGCGAATAGCAGTATCCACCGGTATTCCCTTAGCAGATTTGATGGAGTGGTCGCTCGCAGACATTAACACAGCGGTCACGCTAATTAGGGAAAGGAATGGACATGGCTGATACAAGATCTACCATTAAAATCCAACCTGACCTTAGAGATCTTAGAGGTTTGCTTAAAGCCCTAAACGCTATGGATGATGCAAGCAAGAAAGCATTAAAAGATGACGTGGCAAGCATTAGTGCTTGGACAGCAGGGGCGATCAAAACCAGTGCTTATGTTGGATCGCCAATGCCAGCACAGACAGCAATCGTGGCCAGTACGGTTCGAGCGAATAAAGACCGCATCCCAAATGTGACCATCGGTGGATCGCGTGGCCGAGCATCAGGCGGCGCAAACGCTGGCATCCTTTTATTTGGTAATGAGTTTGGATCGGATCGCAACACTTTTGGATCGGCTGGCAATTTCCCAAATGGCGGTTACAAGTTTCCAGCCCGTACACCAAGAGAGGGTCGCGGCAATAAGGGTTATTGGATTTTCCCTACCTTGAAAGCATTACAACCAGAAATCACGCGCCGTTGGAAAGCAGCAGTAGGCACGGTATACGGCGAATGGAGTCGGACAAGTGGCTGATGTAAGGACAATGAAACTGAACTTGCTGGCTGATGTCGCCAAGTTTGGTCAAGGTTTAACACAAGCGGAAAACGACACAAAGTCGTTCTCTAGCAAGATTAGCAAATATTCAAAGGCGATGGCCAAGTCTTTTGCAGTTGCTGGCGCAGCTGCTGGCGCGTATGCAATTAAGATCGGTATCGATGGGGTCAAGGCCGCAGTCGAGGATGAAGCATCCCAAAAGCAACTTGCCGAAGCCCTAAGAAATACAACTAACGCCACTGATGACCAGATCGCAAGCACCGAGGATTACATCAGCAAGCAACAGCTGGCCTTTGGCGTGGCCGATACGAAGTTGCGCCCAGCACTTGCAAATCTTGCCCGAGCCACAGGGGATGTGGGCAAGGCCCAGCAACTAACCAATCTTGCAATGGACATTAGCGCGGCAACTGGTCGCGATCTTGAAACAGTATCGCTCACACTTTCTAAGGCTTACACAGGCAACATAGGCGCACTCACAAAGTTGGGCATCCCACTTGATGATGCGATCAAAAAGTCCGGTGACTTTAACTTAGTCCAGGCTGAATTGACCAGGCTATTCGGCGGCGCAGCTAAGGCCAACACTGAAACCTACGCAGGTCAGTTGGCGATCGTCACAGAGCGTGTAGGGGAACTCAAAGAATCAATCGGTATGGCATTACTGCCAACGCTGAAAGTTTTACTAGAGCAAGTCAACATGGTTGCCAAGGGCTTTAGTGGGGAAGATCCTCAAGGCTTAAGCACTCGGGCAAGAGAACTTGCAGGGCGATTTGAGGGTGACGGCGCATACAGCCTAGGCGGATCATTGCGAACCGTTGCAAATGCCTTTGGAAAGTTATTTGATGAAATAGGCAGTCCAGATGCTCAAACTGGCGTATCTACTTTGGAAAAAATGGCAAGTGCGATGGAAACTTTTGCCAATGCCATTAACTTGGTGACTCGGGCATACGAGTCGTATTTCAAGTTTTACAATAAAGTGCCAGACTGGCTGAAAAACTTTATGAACCCAGTGACACGATTGGCTGGCGCAGTCAATTTTGTTTCAGACACATCAGGCTCACGCGCAGCTGGTGGGTCGGTCATGGCTGGCGGTGCATACCGTGTTGGCGAGTTTGGCCCTGAAATGTTTGTCCCAAGTGGCTCGGGATCAATTCGACCGGACACTGGCGCAGGATCAGGCGTGACGATCATCATGAATGGCGTGATTGATGGTGAGTCCGCTCGCCGTAGCATCGAACGCCTACTGCAAGACTCCTCACGCCGTACCGGTGCGATCAATTTAGTCGGGGCAACGCTGTGACGGTTGCATACGATCCGTATCCGACAGTCACTTTTGCTGGCGGTACGACTTACGCAGATAACACAATCTCATCGATCTCAATCCGCATGGGTCGCAATGATGTGACAACACAGCCTCAACCTGGCTTTGCATCAATTAGCCTTTGGACAGATGCCAGTGAGCCTCTAAACGTGGCCTTGAGCCAATCTGTGTCAGTGTCAATCGCCAAAGGAACGTCAGGCACACAGGAAATCTTTGCTGGCATAATTTCGGACATTGACATCAGCCTAGATGCTTACGGGTCAGAGGGTTCAATCGCTCGCTATGCCATCACAGCCGTTGGCCCACTTTCACAGCTGAATCGCCACTTGGTCGGCGGTAGCAATTACGCCAAAGAGTTTGACGGCACTCGAATCCTAAACATCCTAACTGAAGCCTTTTTGCAATCTTGGTCAGATGTCGGCGCAACGATCAAATGGTCAGATTTGCCTAACGGCGTTACTTGGGCAAGTTACGATGCAACCAATCAAGCCTTAGTCGATAATTTGACGGCCAATGTCGATGTGCCAGGACAATACGAACTTATGGCCTACTCATCAGGCGAGGATGATGCCTATAACTTGGCAATCCAAGCAGCCAACTCTGGTCGAGGCGTACTTTGGGAGGGTGGCGATGGCGACTTGCATTATGACGATTACCAAGCCCGAGCCAGCGCGACCCCATTAACACTCACAGCTGACGACATTCTCGCCCGAGGGTTACGCACCGCCGCACAATGGGGCGAAATTGTAAACGATGCCAATGTGACATACCGGGCAGGAACTGCCAACGCCAGAGATGAGCAATCGGTCATTCTCTATGGCCAGTTGTCAGGATCTCGCACAACTCAACTGCACAACTTAGCCGATGCCCAAGCACAGGCCGCCGAGTTCATTGAGTCACGCGCTTACCCGAGAATGTATCCAGAGCAGATCACGATCCCATTGCACTCGCCAACGGTCAGCGATGCCAAACGCGATGCACTAGCTGCCGTTTATAACGGTTTACGAATTAACACAACGGCATTGCCAGCAGTATTTGGCACAACCTTTGATG